GTCCGGCGCCGCCGGCGCGCCCGGAGGCGGAACGTCGCCTTCAAGGGCCTGCCGCGCCAGCTCCTCAGCGTCTACATCAGAAACCGTCGTACTCACCGATTCCATAAGCGCGTTAATTTTGATAAACAATTTTTTTTCTTTCTGTTGAAGCTGGCCGAGCAAATTTTGCATATCTTCGGTAAACTCCAAAATGAGTTCGTACATTTTATTTACTTCGTCCGGGTATCTTTTCATCATTGCCCCTTTCCCTCCTAATCTCTGTTCCACCAGTAATCACCCGTTTCGGCCCGCTCCGCGGACGCGGGCGCCTTTTTCTCTTCCGGTTGTTTTTTTTCGTCCGCCAGCAGCGCGTCTATTTTTGCAAAAATTATTTCTTTTGTTTCTTCCGCGCTGTCCTGGCGTTCTTCCATCACGCCGCCCCCTGTCCCCCGAAGAGGGCCGCGGCCGGGCTGCCCGGCTTGGGCGGCTCGTTGAGCTTAGAGTAATTCTGCGCTAAGGTTTGCTGGGCCTGCTGCTGCTGCGCCATCTGCTGTTGGGCCTGTTGGGCCTGCGCGCGCTGTGCCTTCATGGCCTCAACGTCCTCGTCTTCGCGTATCGCCGTCTCCGGCATGTGCGCCGCGCGGGCTTCGTTCTCAAGAATGATCTCGAAGTCAAAGCGGTCCAGCGCCTCCAGCGCCGGCGGGTACGCCTGCCCCAGTTGGGCTACCGCCTGGGCTACCGGTAAGAACTGCTGGGTTCCCTGGTAACGAAGCGCGGACTTCTGTATCTGTGATAAAACGCTCGCAAAAGTAAACTTCATATAACTGCCTTCCGACCGCAGCAGGGCGGCCGGCAATTCCGGCATCCGCCCCTGTCCGGCAATGATGTCATACGTGCGCTGTACCACTACCTGCAAAGCCTTTTTAAGATTGACGATCATATTAGTCATAACTGTTGCCTTTTCTCCCTGCAGGGCCTGCACCGCGGTGGCGGTCATGCCGGCGATATTCTGCTGCTGGAGCATTAAGAAAAAATCAACGTAAAACCAGTCCTTGATGTTCTCCGCCTGCTGCTGGGTAATGTCCAGCGTTATGGGATAGTTATTCCCCAGGTTGACGCCGACCGGCACTTTTTCGTCTTCCTTGTAATACATGATCGCGCCCGGCCTTATGTAATTATCCTTGCCGAAAATTTCGCTGGCGTTTTTCATGGTATCCGGCATGGCGACCGGCGTCTTGGCGGCCATCTGCGCGAGGGTCAGCCGGGTGTCCTCGGTTTTGAGCAGCAGCTTCACGTCGTTGATCGCCTTGATGGCGGGGCCTACCGGGTACTTCTTTCCGCCCACCCTGTCCCATGCGAATATGGCGTAGGGGAAACTGCGGTATCCTGATTCGGATATAATATGGCTGTTGGCGACGTCAACGTAAATGCTCGCGAACGGCATTTCGGTGTTCCGTTCCGACACGCCCTTCTTGTTTTTACGTCTGAACACCGCGTGGATTATTTCAATCTCCTGCATCCGCTTGGCGCCGGCAGATGCATCGTCCCAGCCGTCCCGTATGGTATCGTGCATTTTCTCCAGCCCGAAACGGCTGACCAGGTTCTCCGCCGTCATGAAAAAACGCCTGAACACCGTTTCGTATTCGTTGTATTCGTTGGTGTCAAGGTACGCTTCCGGAACGTTAATCTGCCGGTACCTGACCTGGTTGTTGAGCGTGTCTTCTTCAATAAGAAGAAGCCCAAAGCCGAAAGTGGTTGATTGCTCAACGACTGTTTTCATTTCGGTATACAAATTCGAATTGTCGAATTCGTCGTACTCGGCTTTCTCGACTTCCTCCAGCCAGTCCTTGACGCCGTAGCCCTTCATGGTTTCCTCGCTGCCCAGCCCCAGCTTCATCCAGGTGATGTTCGGGTTTACGGCGTACCCGCAAAGCCCGTTGACCAGCGTTTCCTGGTAATTGGCCGGCCTGTTGGTGATCCGCTTGGGGAGGTTATAGCCGTTTGTAGAGCCGCCTTCGCTCACTTCGAAAGCAAGCGTAACGCTTGAAACCAGGTCCTGGGCGTCCTTCCACGTCGGCTCGAACGCCTTCCGTTCCTCGGCAAGCCTGCCAAACTCCTCGCACAGCTTACGCGCCTTTTCTTTGTCCGATAAATTTTTATCGAGTATCATCCTGTCCCTCCTTAAAACTTCTCAATCAAAACTATGAGAATAATTACTATAACCATGCCCGTAGCGGCGGAACTCCATCCAAACCAAAATCCTCTCGAAAAATCTTTACTCATCCTGCGCCTCCTTTAAATCTCTCATCACCAAATCTCCTGGGATAACAAAGGTTCATCCGATCCGTTCCCGTATCCGGCGCTTCCAGCCGCCTGCTTTCCGGGCAGGTACCTGTCCGGATGATTCGCATAACGGCTCATAAGGCCGTAGCGGGCCGCGTCGTAGATGTGATCCTCAAGTTTGCTGTCCACGTCCTCTGAGTTGTTCTGGTTTGGAAGCAGCGCCGGCAGCGTCCTAATTGTGTGGTAGCAGGTGTTAAACACCTGGAACATCGGCTGCCCGTTCTCGTCGTTCTGTTTCAGGTAGTCGTGCATCTGCTGCAGCCCCGCTTTCCGGTCATGGTTCGCCCTGACGCAATGGAACCCTATATCTTTGAACGCCTGTATCGGCGCTGGGTATGAAGGATCGGTTTTATTCCAGCACGCCGGATCCGCTATCATTTCCGTCACGCCTTCGTCCACCGCGTCAGCCCAAGCCTTCCTGGATACTTCCGCGGTGCCTTCCTTCGTCCCCTTGTTTACTTCCCCCCGCCGGCAGCCGTAAATCTCCCCGTACTGGATAACCTTCCCGTCGTAGTTCACGGCCAGTTTTACAATCGCGTATGGCTTTGACGATCCCCAGTCCATCGCGTAGAACCGGCGCCAGCTTCCCTGCGGCAGGGCAAAGGGTTTTATAACGTGCCTCTCGCGCCTCCATTCGTCAAACATCTGCCCGGCGTACACGTCCCAGTCACCTTCGTATAACGGGCGGCGCAGGTGTTCAGGCAGGCTTAACAGGAACGTTTTGTACTTGGGATTTTTCTTCAGTAACATCGGGTTGTCCTCCAGCCGCGACGGTATGAAGCACCGGCTGATGTATTCCCATTGTTTTGTTTCCTTGTCATACGCGACCGGAATGAGGTATTTAATATCCGGCTTGAACCCGTCAATGCACATATTTTTAATCCAGGCATGGCCGACGCCGCCCGGATTACATGTCCCTACCATTTGACAGTACACGCCGGCCGGGCTGCGGCACCGGCTGAACATGTATATCCAGCAGTAATCCGTAGCCCAGTTCCCCAGCTCGTCAAACACTATGAGCGTATATTGCTGGCCCTGGTATTTCTCCACGTCGTCATCGCTTTCAAGGTTCGAGAGTTCCAAAGTCGCGCCATTGGGGAATCTGAATATATGTTCAGTCTTGTTGTAGACCGCGCCCATCGGGCCGAATAAAACTTTTCCGCGCTTAATAATTTCTGTAAGCTGTTTATAAGTCTTACGGAAAATAATCCCGGCCCAGTCCTTGCCCCAGTCCATAACTCCCCGGATATTCAAACCCAGGGCAAAGTCGGTCTTACCGCCGCCGGCGGCGCCGCCATAGATAATCTGGTCGGCGTCGCATTTCATTGCGTACGCCTGTCGCGGCTGCGGTTCCCAGAGGACGCTCATGTTTGCCTTACATCTCCACCGCGGGATCGCCTGCCATTGATACCAAAGTATCCGCGGCGCTTTTCGCAACCCGTACCGGCTTCTGCTTTGCCTTTAAGCCCTGTCCTTTAGCGCTTCCCGGATTGTGCCCGGGCAGATACTTTTTTGTTTTTGGGGCTGCAGGCTTTTTCGCAGCCGGTTTCTTTTTCTTCGCCGTTTTAACCGCGGCTGTTTTCTTCGCCTGCTTTGCCTTCGCAGGTTTTTTCTTGGGCTGCTTTTTCTTTGCCGCCTCATCGGCGCAGGCGCTGCAAAGATCTTCCTCTACCCAGTGGCATGGAATACCGGCCTTTTCAATACAGCCGCTGCAATCGCCGTAGGTACAACCGCATACCCTGCATTTCCTCACATTCGTTTTTTTACCTTTCGCGGGCTTGCCCGCGGTCGCCTTCGGTTTCGGCAGCAGCGCCTTAATTTCCTCCTTGTACAATTCGCGCAATTGTTTGGGGTTTATTCCCAGCCACGTGATAAGATCGTTTTTTATTCCGGTTTCCAAGTCATCCGGTTCCGGCATACTGTCAGGACCGAATGTCATAGCTACTAACAGCCTGAACAGTTTTTCTTTGGGGAGTTTTATTAATTCTGAAATATTTTTTATAGAGCATTCCAACCCGGTAAAGAGTTTAAAAAACTTTTTCTCATCACCGTCGAGAAAAGAAACCTTTTCGTCAAAATATAACGCAATATCGGAAGCGGCCGGCTTCTTCTTCGCGTGTTCTTCCATCAGTTTCCAAAAGATTTTTTCTTGAACTTTGCCATTAAACTCCCAGTGGTTTAATTTGTTGTTTTTATCCACAAGCGTTTTAATGGTTGCAGCGGCTTCCTCTTTCGGCAGATCAAGGATGTTAACCACCGGAACCCATGAGCTTCTAGCCTCATCAAGTGCCTGCTGTTGCGCCTTTTCCTCGGCGGGTTCCTTCCAGTACCTAGATTCAACGGTGATTTTCCCCGCCTTCAAATTAATAACAAAACAAGGCTTTGAAGTTTTTGTCTGTTTATTATCTGGCCTGTTTGACCAATGGATCTGTACCACGGCATAATCAACGCCTTCAACCGTTATTTTTTTTCCAAATATTCTTTCCAGCCTTTTATCGTCGCACGCGATTATATTCGCGTCCGCATGGCCTTTGTGTTCGGCTTTTACTGTTTTTATTTTGCCGGATAACAGTTCAAGCCATTTGCTTATATAGCAACCGTGGTCAAGGCAAAAATCTCCTTCCCCCTCCAGCTCCGGAAACAATTCCCGGTTGGAATAGAACGTTCGTTTCTGGCAAGCCGCGCAATCCTTTCCGGCGACGCATTGGTACAGCCTGTCGTGCCGCGCCCCGGCAATGTAACCTTGCACTTCAAAGTCTGGGATTTTTTCTTTGTACTTGTTTTCAAATTTCTTGCAAAACGATTCCTGCTGTTCCGCGTCCAGGCTCTTGAGCATTGCCGCGGACAGGAGTGAAATTCTCCCCTGCCGGAAAAGATCCTTAACGCCGTCGCCCAGGTCAAGCAATTGCACGCGCTGCCAGATCGCAGACTTGGGCCGGTCGTACTGTTTAGCCAGATTTTCAACTGATTCCCCATTTACGATGAGCGCCTTAAGGATCTTCGCCTCGTCCAGCGGGTGCATATTCAACCTGTTGATGTTCTCGCTGCCGGCAATCGCTTCGGCCAGATCTTCTTCATCAGGTTCAAGAATACTGGCTTTGATTTCCGCCCAGCCCAGCATCTTCGCCGCCGCGAACCGCCTCCTTCCCGCTACAATGTTGTAGTTGTGAGAATTGCCGTCATCGCCAATATGAAGCTTTAACGTAATCGGATGGATTTGCCCGTTCCGCTTCATGTCCTCCGCCAGTATGCCGATCTCCCCGTCGCCGCCGTACTGCCGGTTTGTTTCCCCGATGATGTCCTTCATCGGAATTTTCTGTTCAATCATAAAAACCCCCTGCTTTATTTACTTGCCGCCATACGGCGGCATAATGCCCATAATTGCCGTCTCTCCGTGCTGCCACGCAAAGCGTAATCCCGATTGCGTGTAGGACTACCGTTATAGCTCGGGTGGAAGTGCCCCGGTTGTTTCAACGTTCCCGCTGGCCCGGCGCCCAGACCCTCCCCGGCAAAATTGGTTTCATATTTCATCCGGCCGTTTTGTCCAGCCCCGCCTCGGCGGCCAGTTCCGCCGACGGCGCCAGCGTCTCCGACGGAAACCCCGCGTCGCGCTCAACAATCTTCACAACCGGTATTTCGCCGCCCGAACCCTTTACTTCGCTTTCGCTCCTTTCTTTCCAGCCGTGCTTGGCCGCGGCGTATCGTATCATCATCGAGGCGTTGACCGGTATCTTTCCCAACATCCCCAGTCTGAAATGTTTTTCGAACCACGCTTCGCGGACTTCGTTGGCGACTTCGCGGGCTATCTTGAACCGCGGGTGTTTTGCGGTCCATTCGGTCAGCAGCGACTGCGACACCTGTCTGTCCGCGGCAAACTCCGATTCGGTCTTTCCCTCCGCCGCCATCTCTACCAGCAGCTCGCAATATTCGATTTGAAATTTTGACGGCTTCCGTCCCGCGTTACGCGGATTAATAATCTCCCGTACGCCGGTTTCAAGGTCTTCCGGATACTGGCTGAAGTCCAGGCCGTACTTCTCCTGTATTTCCGCGGCCTTTTTCTTCAATTCTGCTTTTTTATCATCTTCCTGCCGCCGCGCGTTCGCGCTGCACGCGGGACACAGCTCGCCGTCGTGCCAGTAGCCGGTTTCGTAGTATTCTTTTTTACAAACCGCGCACTTCAACGGCGTCAATAATCTTTGGTACACTATCCGCCCCCTTCCAACAGCGTGATACGCTTGACAATCTCCGCCAGCCGGCGGGTCAGGTTCGCGATCGTTTTGCCGATCCTGTCCTTCTCCCTGGCCAGCGCCTTCAGTTCGTCCGGCTCTTTCTTCTGGCCGGCTCCCGCCTGCTTCACCTGGGCGACGCTCCTGCCGCCATCCGCCGCCTGCAGCATTGCCGTGCGCTGCTCGTCGTTTTTCGCGCCGGCGATAATTTCCTGCGTTTCAAACCCGACGCCGTCAGGCAGCCTGAGCGCCGCTATCTTTTGCATCTTTCTCTCCGTCCTGGCGGACAGACGGACCTTTCTTTCCACTATGTCTTCATATCGCACGCCCTTACGCAGGCAGACGCCATGCAGTTTGTTCAGTACGTCGCCCAGCTTCCGCTGGAGCTTGGCTATCTGGGCGCTTACCATTGAGGCCTCGTCGATTAATTTTTTAATTTCCGGATCCGCGTCGTACCGGTACAGCCCCAGCCGCTCCGCCTTGTCCGCCAGGCCGTTAAGAATTGAATAAAATAATTTGGTATGGCTGCGGTTTCCTTTCTCGTGATGTTCGCTAATCTGGATATGGTGCGCCAGTTCGTGCATCGCGGTATAAAACAACTGGTTTTCCCCGGCGTCACCCGCTTCAAAGTTTCGGTTGTTGATAACGATTTTCGCGCTATCGAAAAAATAAGTACCGTTTATCCTGCGGTTTTTCTTCCCTGAATATTCAAGCGTGAACTCTTCCTTGCATTCGTACAGCCGCAGCAGGCGTTCTCTGACTTGTTCCTGAGTCATTCTTCCAGCCTCCAGTCATCAGGCGGCGGTACTGGTGGATCGGCCTGGAACGGCTCAATATAATCTCGGACATATTTTTCGTTTATGGCTGCGGTAAAAAATTCACATAATTCTTTATCAGGCACATTATCATCATCAATCCAAATATCAATACGTATTTTATCTGCAAGTTTTATTGTTCTTTTCATTCTGCCATCTACAACGTAAAAAAACGGTGGCTTTAACAATTCTTTAATCTTTAAATATTCTGAAACCCCTTCCCATTCCTTACGAAGGTTCTCTCCGTCAATAATACGAAGCGGCGGCTCTTGTATTTTCTTTTTCATCGCCTATCCTTCCTTTCAAAGTAGTCGTATGACCTCATCGCAAAAACTTGCAATTCTTTTTTATACGGTTTGAAAATTCCTTCTACGCATTCGTGGAGCCGCAGCAGGCGTTCCCGGACCTGTTCCTGGGTCATTCTTTTTCCTCCGGAGGATCTAACTTCTGGCCGCAATGGGGGCAATAATTGTAATAATCATTGGAATCTTTTTTACATGCCGGACAACGGCATTTCCAAGTTCCAAA